CCAGTGAGGTGGCCATCCCCAAGGAAGGCGAGCGCTTCACGGTCAACAGTCAGACCTACCAGGTGGTGGGCGAGCCCTTGGCCGATCGCGATCGCCTGATCTGGACCCTGACCGGAGCACCGGTATGAGGCTGATGGCGGCCTTGTCCGGTGACCTGAACCAGATGCTGGCCGATGAGGTGCGCATTGCCGAGCAGGCGGTGACGCACTCCATCCGCGAAGCCACCGACGGTCTCAAGACCGAGTTGCGCAACCAGATCACTGGCGCAGGCCTGGGCCAGCGCCTGGCCAACACCTGGCGCGGTGAGGTCTACCCCAAAGGTCAGATGAGCATCAAGGCGGCGGGCCTGGTCTACAGCCGTGCCCCAGAAGTGGTCGGTGCCCACGCCCAGGGTGCCACCATCCGTTCCAAGGACGGCTTCTGGCTGGCGATCCCGCTACCCGCTGCTGGCAAAGGCCCGCGTGGCAAACGCATGACCCCCGGTCTTTGGGAAAAGCTGCGCGGCCAGCGCCTGCGCTTCGTCTACCGCCGAGGCAAGCCCTCGCTCCTCGTTGCCGAAAACCTGCGTGCCCGCCAGGGTCAACGCGGTGGTTTCTCCGCAGCTTCACAGAAAGCCCAAGCCACCGGCCGAGGTCTGGTCACGGTGCCGATGTTCCTGCTGGTGCCGCAGGTCACCTTGAAGAAGAAATTCGACATCGATAGCGCTTCACGCCGCTGGGTCAGCACGCTGGCCAACCGGATCGCCAACCGCTTCGATGAGGCTGAACGGAAAGTTGAAACAAGATGAGTCAACGAGAAAACGCCATCGGGGCATTGTTCGCAGTGCTCGGCCAGCTGTCCCTCGGCACCACGGTCAAACGCAACGCCGCCTTGCCCGAGCGCGTGGCGGAGCATGCCATGGCCATCCTGCGTGACGGCGAGATGGACGAGCCCGAGGTGTCGCTTTCACCGCTGACCTACCACTGGCAGCACCAAGTGGCCATCGAACTGTTCGTGGCCGACCCGGATGCCAGCGCACGCGATGCACGCATGGACGGTCTGTTGGTCGAGCTGGCGACCTTGATCGAGCTGGATCGAACCCTCGGCGGCCAGGTCGAGTACGCCGAAATCGGCCCTCCCAAATTCGATGAACTGGCCCCCGATGGGACCAGTGGCATCAAGGCCTGCCTGCTGCCCGTGGTCTTGCACTACAGCAGCCCAGGTCCTTTGCACTGACGCCGTTGAACTGATCCGTCGGCATCCGTTTCGACACCCATTCACATCCATTTCTGCAAGGAGTCATCATGGCCCGTGCCTACGGCGCGAACGCCAGCCTCTTGGCTGCGTTCGAAACCACCTATGGCAGCAACCCAGTCGGCGACTACTGGAAGCTGCCCTTTGTTTCCACCACCCTCGGTTCCGAACAGGGGCTGATTGCCAACGACCTGATCGGCTTGGGGCGTGATCCCAGTGCCCCGATCCGCGACGTGATCAAGGTCGAGGGCGACATCGTCGTGCCCGTGGACGTGCGCAATATCGGCATGTGGCTCAAAGCCCTGCTGGGCGATGCCAGTACCAGTGGCTCTGGCGTGGTCACGCACACCTTCACCTCCGGTAAACCGAGCCTGCCCAGCCTCACGTTGGAGACGGGCCTGCCGGATATCCCAGCCTGGTTCGTCGCCTCGGGCGTCATGGTCAACAGCCTGCAGGTGGGTTTCGCGCGTTCCGGTGCGGCCAATGCCACCGTGGGCCTGATCGCCCAGGGCGAAGCCAAACAGGCCGCCACGCTCGATGCCACACCCGCTACCCGCGATCTGATCCGTTTCAACCAATTCCAGGGCGCCATCAAGCAAGGCGGGGCGGCACTCGGCAACGTGGTTTCGGCGCAGCTGACCTATTCCAACAACCTGGAGCGCATCGAGACCATCCGCTCCGACGGCAAGATCGACGGTGCCGATCCCACGGTGGCCAGCCTGACCGGCAACCTCGAGGTGCGCTTTGCAGACAGCACGTTGATCGATGCCGCTACCAACAACACCCCGCTGGAACTGACCTTCGGCTACGCCATCGATGCCGATCGGCGCCTGACTTTCATCGCGCACGAGGTCTACCTGCCCAAGCCGAAGCTCTCCATCTCCGGCCCCGGCGGCATTCAAGCCACCTTCGAGTGGCAAGCCGCCAAGGCAGCCGGAGTGGCGCGCATGTTCACCGTCGAACTGGTGAACGACGTCACTTCCTACTGATTTCTCTGAGGTTTCTCATGATCAAACTAAACCTTCCGCGTGAGCCGCACTGGATCACGCTGGCCGCCGGTGTGCGCCTGCAGGTCCGTCCTGCCACCACCGCGCTTGTCATGGCTGCCCGCCATGCCGCCTCCAAAGTGGCGGGTACCGACACGGCTGCCGCTGGCGAGCGCACCGCCACCCTCATCACCGAACTGGCCAAGCTGGCCGTGCTCGCCTGGGAAGGTGTGGCCGACGACAAAGGCAAACCTGCTTCCGTCACCCCCGAGGGTGTGGCTGCACTGATGGAACACTGGCTTCTGGCCGACGCCTTCGAGCGCGAATACCTGGCTGGCCTCTATGCCTTGGATGCAGAAAAAAACGCCTGAAGGCCCGCACCGCCTGGCACTTCGGTGGCGGGCCGGCTTACTGCGGAGCTTGTCCCGAGCAATGTCCCGAGTGCCCGTACACCATGAACGCCCCCCAAAGTCTGGACGGCTGGCAAGCCGCCAGTGCGATTGAAGTCTGCGCCAGCCAGTTGCGCATGGCGCAGGGCCGGGTGGTTGGGCTGGACCTGAACGCATGGATGCTGGCCTGCGAAAGCACGGGGCTGGACAAGGCCACGGCCATTGATCTGTTCCCGGCGGTCGAGGCGGGCCTGATGAGCACATTTCAAAACGACGACTGATTTCCTTCCCCTGATCCGAGTCTTTCCTCCCCATGGCTGAACGCAACCTCTCCATCCGCTTGTCCGTCATCGACGGCGGCAAGGTGAAAGCCGAGCTGTCCGAGATCGGTGAGAAGGGGGAGCGCTCGCTCAAAAAAATCGAGGCAGCCGCTACCCCGGCTTCCGGCGGTCTGAAGCTCCTGTCTAGCGCCGCCAACGATGCCAAGTTCCAGTTGGAAGCCGCGACCGACCGGCTCGGCATGCTGGGCTCGGTGCTGGGCAAGCTCGGACCTGCCGGTCTGATCGCCGGTGCCGGTATCGCTGCCTTGGGTGTGGGCATCACGGCCCTGGTCATGCCAGTGGCACGCGTAGGCGATGAGTTCTTCAAGCTTTCGCAAAAGACTGGGGTCTCGGTCGAGGCGCTCACCGCGCTGGACTACGCCGCCAAGCTGTCGGATGTCAGCACCGAAGGCCTGACCAAGGCGCTGCAAAAGCTCTCGGTCGCCATGTTCGACACCCAGGTCAATGGCGAAGAGGGCAGCGCCGCACTGAAGGCGCTCGGTGTGTCGGCCACCGATGTGCACGGGCAGATCCGTCCGACCGAACAGGTGCTGCTGGATCTGTCAGACAAGTTCTCGGCCATGCCCGATGGCGCCGACAAGGCAGCCTTGGCTGTCAAGCTTTTCGGCAAAGAAGGCCTGGCCATCATCCCGTTCCTGAACCAGGGGCGCGAAGGCATCACGGCGCTGATGGAAGAAGCTCAGCGCCTGGGCCTGGTCATGTCCGAAGACGTGGCCCGTGCGTCGGAGGCCTTTAACGACAACCTGACGCGCCTCTCTGCCATCTTCGAAGGGGTTCAACTCCAGATCGGCGCGGCAGTCATCCCGGTGCTGGCCGACTTCACCGAGCAGGTGATCCTGGCGCAGGGCGAGACAGGCAGCTTCAGCAACGAGCTGCAAAAGATCTCTGCCAACCGCGAAGCCATCCTAGCCTTTCTGGAGTCGGTGGCCTCGGGTCTTGCCTTCATCGCTGAGTCGGCCGTGCTGGCCAAGCGGGTGATTGCCCAACCCTTTGACAGCCTCTCGGTGGTGGGCAAGGACATCGAGACCTGGTTCAAGACCGAGGTACTCAAGAGTGCAAAGAACGCTGGATTCAACCCTCAGGCCATTGATGCGGAAATTGAAAAACTCAGGTCTGCTCGTGACGACTACGTGCGCGCGGCCAACGACCGGCTCTTCAACATCAACCAGAACCCGGGTTACGTGGACCGGGTGGCCAAGTTCTTCGACGAGCAGCGCCGAACGGTCCGGGTCATGGGCCAGAAATTCGTGCTCGACACCGAGGCCCAGGCCAAGGAAGTCCAGGCGATTTACGACAAGTTCCTGCCGACACTGCCGCGCAAACCCCGGATGGAGTTGGATCTCTCCGGCTTTCAAAAGCCCAAGCCCGCAGAAAAACTCAACGAAGGAGAAGCCTTCCTCAACCAGCTGCGCTCGCGCCTGACCCGAACGCAAGAGGGCGAAGCCGCCGAACTGCGTGCCCGTGCCTTGCAGATCGAAGCCAAGGGCTACAAGGGCGTGGCGGCCGAAGCCGAGCAGTACATCCAGGTGCTCGAAGCCATCGAACGCCAGAAGGAAGCCAACAAAGCCTTCGATGCCTTTGAAAAAGAAGAAGCCGCCTATCGCAAGATCACCGAAGGCCTGATCGGCAGCAAGCGCCAACGCATCGAAGCCCTGCAATTGCAGCGCGAGATGCTGGATCTGTCGGACACCGAGCGCGC